ATGCCTAAGATCCGCATCTTCGACGAAGAAGACTCCGCCGCCATCCGCCGCCTCCTCGACGACATCGACCAGCAGCGCAGCCGAGCCGAAGCCGCAGAAGCCGAACGCGACGACTACCGCGAAGCCCGCGACACCGCCCGGCAAACCGCGGCCTTCCGCAAGGGCATCATCGACCGCCACCGCGCCGAGCTGGGCGCAGCCGGCGAAGTCCTCGCCGTCGTTCGCGACGCCCACGACCAGATCGAGCGAGCACTGGCCCGATACGACACCCGACCCACCACGGAGACCGTCTCGGGCGCCCTCGGTTCCCCGGCCGTCCGCGCGCAGGACGAGCAGCTGGCCCCGTGGATCCGCCGCGCCATCGCCGACCCCGGCAGCATCGCCGGCCGCCGCCGAGGCCCATCCTGGCGCCCCAACGAGGAGGGCTACGCCGACGTGCCGGAGACCCTCGCCGACTGGACCACCCGAGCAGTGCTGCGGATCCTGGCCGTCGACGGCCGGCCGCGCTGCGAACGCTGCTCCCAGGAGATCCGGGTCAACGACCTGTACGACCCGCCGCTGCCCGGTGTCGGGCTGTGGGAGCACCGTGGCGACTGCCCGCCGGCCGATGAGGTCGCCCGTGACGCCACGCTGGCGCAGATCGAGCGTGACGCCGCCCAACTCCAAGCGGACCTCGCCGCCGGCCGGGTTGACGATCACCTCGGCCACACCCCCGCCCCGCGCCAGATCCCGGAGTACCACTGGGGTCGAGCCTGGTCGCCCACGCAGGACGAGGCCACCTGTCCCTGCGCGAAGGCCCCGTGCGGGTACGTCATCCGCTCCGCCGACTCGGCCGGCTGCGAGTACCACGGGCCGATGCAGACGATGCGCGGCGGCCACCCGGCAGACCGGTGCCCCGGCAAGCGGGAGGGCTGACGAGTGGACCCGCTGACCGCAGCCTGGCGCCGCCACGACGCCAGCGAGCCCGAGCTGGCCGACGCCCCGCTCTTCGCCAACCACCTCACCGCCGCCTGGGCCACCCACGAACGCATCCGCGCCCTCGTCTGGCCGCTCGCCTCCGGCCCTGACGGCACCGTGCACACCACCTGTGCCGACGCCACCTGCCACCACGACGGCGAGCAGCCCGGCCACGCCCGCTGCCTTGCCGCCCGCGTCCTCGCCGTGCTCGATCGAACGGAGGGCTGACCGGTGACGTGCGACGTGTGCGGCCTCCCCGACAACTACCGAGGCCAGGGCGACGGCATCGGATCCTGCGACTGCCCCCGCTGTGACTGCGGCGCGGCGCGCAGCTCGGCGTTCTGCACCTGCGACCCCGACTGCGACTGCGACGACCCGGACTGCGGTTGGTACGACCGCTGCGACCGTGCCGACGACGAGTGGCCCGACGACGTCGTCCTACGGCCCGTCGAGACCGTCGAGCTGCCCGGGGTGTCCCGGTGACCGCCCGCCGCATCGCCATCGCCGGCGCCATCGCCCTCATCGCCAGCACCACCGCCATCCTCGCCCTCGACGCCGCCGCCCGCGCCTGGGGCAACCCCGCCGCCGCCGTCCTCGTCGCCCTGGCCGCCGTGTGGCTCGGCCAGGGAATCGCACCCCTCATCCGCCACAGGAGGCACCGGTGAAAGTCACCTCTCCGAACACGCTGACCCGCGTCGTTGTTCACAACATCGACCTGATGCGAAAGGCACGCGGATGGACCAAGACGGAGCTCGTGCAGCGTCTTGATTCCGCTGGCTGGCCGATGAAGCACTCGGTCGCCATCGACCGATTGGGCGACGGGCGTCGGACGCTCACCGTCGACGAGCTGGCCATCCTCGGCAAGGTCTTCAGCGTCGAGCCATGGTCGCTCACCGTTCCGCCCACGTGCGATGCCTGCCTCGGTTCGCCTCCCGCTGGGTTCGCCTGTCTTGCCTGCGGGGCCAACACCGCCCGCACGACCGCCTGAGGAGCGCAGTGACCTCGCCACACCACCTCCACGCCACCGCCGCCGCCTGGTCCCTCCACACCGCCCGCACCCACCTCGCCCAGCTCGCCGACGAGGAAGCCGCCCAGATCGCCGCCGAGCAGCTGGAGGCCCCCGCTCTGCTCCGCTCCCCGGCCTGGGGACGCCGCCACGCCCTCGGCGGCCACGGCGACCCCACCCCCGGAATGGTCGTAGTCGCCACAGACCGCCGGCCAGCCCGGCGCAACCGGTGGGCCCTCCTGCTCGCCCGCGCCGACCGCCGCATCACCGGAGTCGCCGCCATGCTCCGCCTCGACGGCCCCGACCCGCTCCGGCTCATCCTCGACACCATCCCGAGCACCCAGCCCGGCACCGCCGCCATCGTCGCCCGCCACCTGGCCGACGAGGACACCTGGGTACGCAACGCGATCGACCTCCGGCCCGCGCGAGAGCCGCTGCCCGGTGTCGCCTGCCCGCACTGCGGCGAACGCCAGCTGTACGTCCAGACCGCCGGCCCCGTCAACGCCTGGACCGTCGTCTGCTCTACCGGCCGCCTCTGCACCGGCGAGGGCTGCCCGTGCGGGATGCCCGGGGCGGTCGAGGGCGTCGCCCACATCTGGCCGCGGAGTACGGTGCTCACGGAGTGCAATAAGCCGATGACGACCCCCGCCAGGAGCGCCCATGCCTGAGCACCTCATCCCCGCTCGCTACAGCGACGCCGAGACCTCCCTACCCGAAGTCGACCGCTGGTGCAGCGCCATCCTGGCCGGCTCCAGGGCCCGCCTTCTGCTTCTCGGCCCATGCATGTCCGGGAAGACCCACACCGCGTACGCCGCTCTCCGCCGTCTCCTCGCGGCCGGCTACCCACCGGCCAGCCTGGGGGTGTACAGGGCGTACGAGATGGCCCGCGACTACAACCCGCAGCTCATCGAGCAAGCACCGCCGGTGATCTTCCTCGACGACCTGACCGACCGAAGCGACAATGTGGCCGGCGTCAAGAACCTCGAACCCGATGAGCCGGAGATCCAAGCTTTGATGGCGATGCACCAGGGCGCAGTCGTAGACGCTGCCGAGAGGTTGGCGGGGCGGGCAGGCACCTCATGGATCGCCTGCGCGTCAAACCGAGAGAGGCTTGCGGCGGACCTGGGAGAGGACGTCGCCGTCAAGCTCCTCGCCGTCGCTGACGTGGTCGAGCTTTCACCGAGGCCGCAGCGTCCTGTCCTGGACTGGTGACCTGCTACGTGGCGGTCGCCAGCCACGATGGGAAGGGTGACCGACCCCTCGCCCTCCGGCGGCCGACGAAAGTTCGGGCGCGACGTCGCAATCAACGTCTTGGCGAACCTCATCGCGGCGGCCATCCTCTACCTGCTCGCAGTCGCCGGCCGCTATGTCGCCGCCAATTGGGTACTCGTGGTGCTGTCTCTGGTCCTTCTAGTGATCGCCGGCACCGCGACCCTGATGAGCCTCCTACTGGCTACCACTGTCCTGAACTCGGTCCGAATCGGAGGCTGGGCCGCTGCAGACGGTCGGCCCGGTCGGGGTCGCCGTACACTCCTGGTCGCGCAGCGCGGTGAAGGGGTGGCGCCCACGTCTGAGCCGAGGCGAGGTGCTCCATCAGCTGGCCCAGCGGATGACCATGCAGGACAGTGACCTGTGAAACACGTCTCTATGGACGGTCGCAGTGCAGAAAAACTCACCTGTGTAATGTGATCGTAGTCACACGCAAATCGCTTGATATCTGGACCAGTGCCGGTAAATTCGGACAGCCATCCTAGCGCTCGGCTACGGCCCAAATGCGATGCGTATCCGGCCTGCACGGTCCGTCACGCTGATTCGACTACAGTGCCTAGTGCAGAAGACATTGAGCCGTCTTCCTCCGGGGGTGAGGCACTCGCCCCGCCGTACGGGAGGCGAGGGATCTCCCGCAGTGAGCGGGAGCGCCTGCCGGCTGGAGGTGGTTCATGTCCATGCATCCAGAGCCCTTGGGTGAGTCTAAGGGTTCTAGCGACACCCCACCCCCTCAGGCTCGCAGGTCTGAAGGGGCGGGCCGGACGGTCGTCCTGATCATTCAGGGCGCCGCCGGTATCGCCACCATCGCGGGCGTCATGCTCACGAATGGTTGTGGGCCCTTCTGATTGGCCGTCAGGAGAGCCTGTTGCGGTAGGGGGTTCTCGCCTTGTCCATCTTCCCGGGTGGGGCGAGGCCCTTTGCTCTCTCCACCTCTTGCGTCCCAGCCACCCAGCCAGGGGAGTTCCCCCTGAGGTGGCTTGGCTCTACTTCAAGTGGGTGGAGCTGGTCACAACCTTACACCCCAGAGTGAGTATGGTGACTTTCCGCGCATGGTCCACGCCTGTCCGCCATGTTGGCGAGCAGGCATGATCAAAAATGAGGGCACCATAATGACCATTATGCTCGGCGGGACGTTACGGCAGCGGAATCACCACCCATCCATCGCTGCCCTCCCAACGAGCCCTGATTTCGGTCACCTCTGGCAGCTCTGCCGGAGTCGCCACCCAGAAGCCCAGGGACTGTCCGGGGGACAACCTCACCGCCGACAGAGACGCCTCCCCCGATGCGCGGACCAGGCCATCCTCATCATGGATTTCCAGCGAAACCGCCGGTTCCGTTCCCGCGTTGCGGAGCAGGTAACTGTTCGGGGCGCCTCGATGGACCACCTGCCACGCCACCGGCGACGGAGGCGGCGGCAAAGCTGCCTCAGCCGCCGCAGCCTGGCGCTCGGCAGCCTCCGCCGACCGTCGGGCTGCGTCAGCGGACGCCTTAGCGTGTCTCAGGCCCCAAGCCGAAACGGCGACAGCAACGACAGAGATGATGATCGCGATGACATCCGTCCATTTCATGCCTTGCAAGCTACCGATCTGCCACCTCTAACGTCCTGAGCTGAACGGCCCGGCCAGCGTCGGTAGGAGAGCCGAGTTGGAGGTGTTGTGAGCTCGATAGGCTCGGACCATGCAGCTTGACCTAGGGGATGTGCCCGCCTGGACGGCGCTCGTCCTCTCTGGCGCAGCCGTCTACGTCGCGACTCGCGCCAACCGGCATGCTCGCGACTCCGCCGCCGCCTCCAAGGATTCCGCTGGCTCGGCCCGCCGGTCCGCCGACGCGGCCGAGCGTCAGGCCCTGGCCGCTGAAGCCGCTATTCCACCGCCACCACCGCAGGTCGCCTGGCGGGTCGAATGGGTAAGTAAACAGCGTTACCTGCTGCGCAACATCGGCGTGGGCACCGCGACCGGGGTCAAGGTCGAGGTCCGAAACGCTCACCCCCTCGCCGGGCTCAAACTCGGCGACGGCACCCTCGAATCGAACCAATCCGTCTCGTTCCTCATCATGGGCAGCATGGGCCGGCCAGCACCGACCGAACTCTGGGTCTCGTGGGACGGTCAGGAAGAGCCGATTGCGGTCGCGATCTGATGGGCTACGACAGGGAACTCGACAACGCCGCACTCGGCCTCGCGATCGTCACTGCGCTCGCCAGTGGCGACACCGAGCAGGTAAACCGCCTGCTTCACGGCCACATCCGCGCTTCACCGTCCGTGGAGCAGGGCACCAACGACATCATCAACGGATTGATCTTTACCGCGTCGACACTGCTCACCAAGGCCGCCTCCGCCGCCAACGTGGATGAAACGACGATCCTCCAGGAGATCGGCATGCTCTACGCCGATCGCGAGGGTTACGGACGCGAGGACGAGCAGCGGTGATGTACGTGGCCGGCCGGGAGTACGGGACTGCTGCCGAGATCGCCGAGCGGCTCGGTCCAGACGTCACCGTTGCCATGGTCCGCAACTGGCACCAGCGTGACGGCCTGGAGAGCCGGCGCGTCGCCCGGACGGTCTACTACCCCCTCGACCAGGCGGCCCAGATCGAGGCTGCGAAGCGTCGAACGCCACGCGGACGGCCACGGCAGCTTGACGGCGCCCAGGTCAGCGCCGCATGATTTGATCACTCACCGCCACAGGCGGAGTGTGCCCGCAGCCCGGTAGAGCCCCACGGCTCCCGGGCTGTACTGCGTCCAGGGGGCGGGACGCACGGGCTCGGGGGCGCGGGCAGGCTGCTGTGGTGGCCGGCCTGCCCGCACACCCGCCGGCTACGACTGGCCCAACTTCGCCTTCGCATCCTGGAAGGTGGCGGCCTCCGCCTGCCACTGTTCCAGCATCTCCTGCGGCGAGGGACCGCCGAACGCCGCACACACGGCCATCAGCGGCGGCAACAGGTCAGCCGGCCACCCGCCAGGGATATCCACGTCCACCTCGAAGACATGGGTGGCGACATCGCGACTGATGTGGATGCTGAGAAAGCCGGCCGCAGTGACCAATCGCACGACGTCCGCGACCTCGTCAGAAGTGTCGATCTGGTCGATGCGCAGGATGCCGGGGCGGAACTTCGCTCGCATGCAGTACCTCTCGGGTCGGGCCAGCTGATGCCGGCCACTGCCCCCGATCAACCTCCACTGCGGAGGGTGTATTCCTGATCACTGACCCTGACCGGACAAGGTGCCGGGACGGAGTAGCCATGACCGATCGCCCCGCACCCCGGCCCGTCACCCAGGCCGACTACGACCAGGTCCGCGAGCTGCACGCCCAAGGCCTGAGCCGCAACGCCATTGCCGAGCAGATCGCCCGGTCCGGACGCACCGTGTCCCGGCTCGCCGGCGAGATGGGCCTCAGCTTCGACCGGGCACGCACGAGGGCCGCCACCGAGGCGAAGAAGGACGACGCCCGAGCGAAGCGCGCCCAGCTGGCCAACGACCTCCTCGACGACGCCGCCCGACTCCGCCGGCAACTCTGGCAGCCCGCGGACTACGTCGACCACGGCGGCAAGGAGTACGACCGCGTCGACTGGACCCTCGACGAACCCACGTTCGCGGACAAGCTGAAGATCATGCAGGCCGTCGGGATCGCCGCCGACAAGGCCGTTCGCCTCGACGAGTACGACGCCGACCCCGGCATCGACGCCGCCAAGTCCATGCTCGGCGCCCTCGCTAAGGGCCTGGGGGCCGCGTACGACCAGCTCAACCAGGCCAGCACCGACGCCGATGCCGGTTGACCTCGACGCAGTCGGCCGGACACTGTCCCCGATCCACCTCCGATCGGTGGTCGAGTCCACCGCCCGACTCAACATCTGGCAAGGATCGGTCCGGTCCGGCAAGACCGTGTCCAGCCTGCTCCGGTTCCTCCTCGCCGTCGCCACCGCTCCCAGCTCCGGCCGCGTGCTGCTGTTCGGCAAGACGAGGGAGAGCGTCAACCGCAACGTCTTCGCGGTGCTCACCGACCCGGCCATCTTCGGCCCCCTCGCCAGGCTGGTGAAGTACAACCCTGGCGCACCCACCGGCACGATCCTCGGCCGCGAGGTCGACGTCCTGGGCGCAAACGACGCCAAGGCCGAGCCAAAGGTCCGCGGCATGACCCTGTGCCTGGCGTACGGCGACGAGCTGACCACCGTCCCGGAGCCGTTCTTCACGCAGGTCCTCGCCCGTCTCTCCGTGGCCGGCGCGAAGCTGTTCGGCACCACCAACCCGGACGCCCCCAACCACTGGTTGCGGAAGAAGTACCTGCTCCGCCAGGGCGAGCTGAACCTCCGCACGTGGCACTCGACGCTCGACGACAACCCGCACCTCGACCCGCAGTACGTGGCCGACCTGAAGGTTGAGTACGTCGGGCTCTGGTACAAGCGGTTCATCGAGGGCCGCTGGGTCCAGGCCGAGGGCGCCGTTTTCGACATGTTCGACGAGGACCGCCACGTCGTGCCGGTCCTGCCGGCCATCCACCGGTGGGTCAGCCTGGGCATCGACTACGGCACCCGCAACGCCACCGCCGCCCTCATCCTCGGCGCCGGCCAGGACGGACGCCTGTACCTGACGCACGAGTGGAGGCACGACCCGTCGACCGCCCGACGGCAGCTCACCGACGCCAGCCTGTCGCGCGAGCTGCGTGCCTGGCTGGCCGGCCTCGAGGTCCCCGGCGCGGTCGGGCTCAAGGGCGTCGCCCCGGAGTGGACCGTGGTCGACCCGTCGGCCGCGTCGCTGCGGCTCCAGCTGCACGAGGACGGCATGACGCCGGCCCTCGCCGACAACTCCGTGCTTGACGGGATTCGGCTCATGTCGTCGCTGCTCGGCAACGACCAGCTGCGGATCGACCGGTCGTGCCAGGGCCTGATCAACGAGATCCCGGGCTACTCCTGGGACGACAAGGCCGCGGAGCGGGGCGAGGACGCACCGATCAAGGCCGACGACCACTCGATCGACGCCGCGAGGTACGCGATCAAGACCCCTGAGGTGCTGTGGCGCCCGCTGCTGCGCACCGCCCACGCACTCGCTGCCTGAACCCATGGAGGCCCCGTGGACCCCACCCACATTGCCCGCGTCTGCCACGAAGCCAACCGCGCCATCCAGATCATCACCGGAGACCCAGCCGTCTCCCCGTCCTGGGACGACGCGCCGCGCTGGCAGCGCGACTCGGCCATCAAGGGTGTCGAGAGCGCGCTGACCGGTGCCAGACCCGCCCTGATGCACGAGCTGTGGTGCGAGGAGAAGCGCGCCGCCGGCTGGACCTACGGCGAGGTCAAGGACGCCGAGGCCAAGACACACCCCTGCCTCGTCCCGTACCACGAGCTGCCGGAGGAGCAGCGCGTGAAGGACCGGCTGTTCGTATCGATCGTTCGCACGCTCGCCTGACACAGCCCGAACCGAGGGAGGCCCGGTGCCGATTCCGACCGGCGGCGCCTGGCCGCCACCCGCCTACGGCCTCGCCTACGCCGCCTACCGCGACTGGGACGCCTGGTACACCGGCGACCCCGACCGGCTCCGCACCGTCTACCTCAACCGCGCCGCCAACGGGCAAAGCCTCTCCCCATCCCAGCGTGTCCGCGCCGGCCAGTACGCCGGCGGCATCGTCGGCTACCTGTCCCGCTGGCTGTGGGGCAACCCGCCGTCGCCCGGGCAGCGCGACGGCCGGCTCCACGTGCCGCTGCCCGCCGACCTGGCCGCCACTGCGGCGAACCTGCTGTTCGCCGAACCACCGACGCTGACCAGCGAGGACAAGGCGGTCCAGGCGCGGCTGGAGCTGCTCCAGGAGGACGGCCTCAACACCACCCTGCTCCACGCCGCCGAGGCCGACAGCGCCTTCGGTGACGTCTACCTCCGGCCCGTGATCGACCGCGACGTCTACCCTGACCGGGCCTTCCTCGGGGTCGTGCACGCCGACGGAGCACTGCCGGTCATCCGGTGGGGGCGGCTGGTCGAGGTGACCTTCTGGTCGGAGCTCGAGAACGACGGCCAGCGGGTGATCCGGCTGTTGGAGCACCACGACGTGGTCACCGGCGCTGACGGCAGCCGGGCCGGCCGCATCGAGTACAGGGTGTACGAGGGCACGCCCACCCAGCTCGGTCGGGCCATCAGCCTCGCCGACCACGCCGGCAGCGTCCACCTCGCCGACCTGGTCGACGAGACCGGCGCCCAGGCGACCGGTCTCGACCGTCTCGACGTCGTCCGGATCGCCAACACCGGCCCGCAGCGCCGCTGGCGTACCGAACCGGGCCTGAAGTACCTGGGCCGGTCGGACTTTGACGGCAACGAGCAGATCTTCGACCGGATCGACGAGACATGGACGTCCTGGTTGCGCGATGTCCGGCTCGCCCGCGCCCGCATCATGATCCCCGACTACATGCTCCAGTCGAATGGACCGGGCCAGGGCGCGACGTGGGACGCGGATCGGGAAGTGTACGCCGCGATCAACGCGCTCCCAGTCACCGGCAACGCCACCGGCCAGGGCATCACCCTGAGCCAGTTCGCGATCCGGCACGCCGAGCACAAGGCCACCGCCGACGCACTGACTGAGGTGGCGCTGCGGCACGCCGGCCTGTCCGCCCAGACCCTCGGCGAGGAGGGCGACGTGGCGGTCACTGCCACGGAGGTTCAGGCTCGGGAGCGGCAAAGCTTCACGACCCGGGGTAACCGGATTGTCGGGGCGTGGCAACCCGGCATCGCTGACGCCATCGAGCTGCTCCTCGCCGTCGAGCGCGGCCAGATGGGTGGCAAAGCCGAGCCGGTCAAGCCCAACGTCGAGTTCGGCGACAGCGTGTCCGAGGCACCGGAGACGGTGGCCCGCACGGTGCAGCTCCTCGACGCCGCCAACGCCATCAGCATCGAGACCAAGGTGCGGATGGTCCACCCCGACTGGGATGACAAGCAGGTCCGGGCCGAGGTGAAACGCATCCGGGAGGACGAGCCGACCCCGGTGGACGTCGGTAGCTCCCTCGGCGCACTGGCCGGCAACCAGCCCGACGGCGGCGACGAGGGCGAGGGGCAGCCCGGCGAGGAGTGATCCCCGATGCCCGTGCCACCCGAGCAGATCGAGGACATCGCTCGCGACGCCGCCGACCTGTATCGGGAGGCCGAGACGTCGATTCTGGCCACGGTCACCCGCTACCTGGCGGACGGACTCGACGCCCCCGACTGGGCGGTCCGCCGGCTCGGTGCCCTGTCCGCGTTGCGGCGCGCGGTCGAACGCACCCTGGCCCTGGTCGGCGCAGCCGGCGCGGACCGGATCCGGCAGGCGGTCGCCGACGCTTACCGGTCCGGCCGGGCGGCTGCGACCGTCGAGGTGCCCCGGCGGTACTGGCCACGGGATCTGGACCTGGCCGCCGCCGCGGCGGCCCGGGCGGAGGTGCCGCGCGCCGCGGTCATCGAGAACCTGGCAGCGGCGCTCATCGGCGACATCGGCCAGACGCACTCCAACGTGCTGCGGCACGTTGAGGACGTCTACCGCACGGTGATCCAACGGGCGACCGCCATCAGTGTTGCCGCCGGGCAGACTCGCAGGCAGGCCGCGCAGCACGCCTACCAGCGGTTCGTCGACCAGGGCGTCACGTCGTTCACCGACGTTCGGGGCCGCCGGTGGCGCTTGAGCAGCTACGTCGAGATGGGCGTGCGTACCGTCACGCAACGCGCCGCCGTGCAGGGCCAAACCGACCGGCTCCAAGACCTCGGCGTCGACCTGGTCCTCGTGTCCAACTCGCCGCGTGAGTGTCCGCTGTGTCGGCCGTGGGAGGGCAAGGTCCTCACCATCGCCGGGGGGCGCCGTGGTCGCGTCCAGGTGCCCTCGGCCGTGTCGAACGGCACGGTGACGGTGGACATCGCTGGGTCGCTCGCCGAGGCCCGGGCCGCTGGTCTCCAGCATCCGAACTGCACGCACTCGGTCCGTGCGTACCTGCCTGGTGCGACCCGAATCCCGACCGGCAACCTCGCGAACCCTGACGGCTACGAGGCCAAGGAGCGGCAGCGGGAGATCGAGCGGCAGATTCGGAAGTGGAAGGAGCGCGAGCAGGCCGCTCTCGACCCCGCAGCGCGCACCTCCGCCCAGGCGAAGGTCCGGGCCTGGCAGAAGGTCATGCGTGAGCATCTGGCCGCCCACCCGGAGCTGAAGCGCCTGCCCTACCGGGAGCAGATCGGCGCGGGGAACCTGCCACCTGGGCCCAGGCCGGCAGCTCCGCCACCGCCGGCACCTACCCCCTCACCGTCTCCTCCGCCGCTGCCTCAGCGGACCAGGACAACCCAGCCGCCGGCTCGCGTCGCCGACCTTCCCGGGCTTCTGGCCGTCGACCTGGGGCAATCCGCGAACCGCTCCATGGTCCGTGACGTGATGGCCGACGTGATCGGCGGCGACTACGCCGGCCTCACCGTCGAGATCGAAGACGTCGAGCTGTACGACGAGTACGGCGTGGATGGCGACCTGCCCGGCATCCTGGTTCGCGGCGGCATCTACCCAGATGACGACCTGAACGCTCGGCAGGTCGGCACGGTGATGCGCGGCTTCTACCGCGACGAGGCCGGTGACCTGGTCGCCGTCCACGCCTACCTGCAACTCGACCCGAGTACCCGCGGCAAAGGCTTCGCCACTGAGTTCAACGGCCGCCTCGAAACCTGGTACCGGTCGCAGGGGATCAGCCGCATCGAGGTCCACGCCAACATCGACGTCGGCGGCTACACGTGGGCCAGCCACGGCTACGACTTCGCCGACGAGGAATCCGCCGAATCGGTCCTCGACCGGCTCCGCTTCATCATCGACATGGTCGAAGACGAGGTGACAGACCTGCGGGAAGAAGCCGAGCAGGCCGACGACGACGAGGCCGCCCGGCTGGGTGCGCGGGCCGACGCGCTGGACGCCCAGCTGGTGGAGGCCGCGGCTATCCTCGATAGAGCGGACACGGCGCCGTTTGGGTCGGATGCGTACCCGAGCGCGTACGAGATCAGCCAGTGCGGCCGGTCTGCCGCCACCGGGAACGAGTGGATCGGCAAGAGGGCGATGCTGGGTAGCGACTGGCAGGGGGTGAAGTGGCTGTGACGTCGTCGCAGATGCCACGTCCCCGCCGCCGGCCCGTGCGCCCCTCCGAGGCTCGGGTCCGCCGGCTCCAGGAGCTCGGTGAGTTGCACCGCGAGTGGGTGGCGGGGAACGCCGACGCGGCCGGTTTCCGGCCGGAGGAGCACCCCACCCCGGGCAGCGACTACAACCTGCACCACGTGGACCTCGACGCCCCGCCGGGCGCGCAGGACGAGTTCCACCGTCGCGCCCGACAGGTCATGGGTCTCCGGTAGGGGCCACCTTCGTTCGTCCGTCGCCCGTACTGCGGGCGCGGTAGCAGCTGCCTGCGGCAAGGCCCGGCAGTACCCATTCACCGACACCCTCAAGGAGGGCTTGTCATGCAGCACACCCGACGCCGTACCCTCAGCGCTCTTGCTGGCCAGGTCATCGGCTACCGGAAGGACGGTCGCCCGATCCGGCTGGCCGCCGGTGGTAGCGGCGATGGAGGCGGCGACGGTGCTGGCTCGGACGGCGGAGCCGGCACCGGCGGCACGGATGCTGGAGGTGACGGCCAGGGCGGCAAGGGCGGCCAGGGCGACGGCACCGGCAGCAAGGACGGCCCGACCATCGACGGCGAGTTTGACGCCGAGCGAGCGCGGCGTGCCATCGCTGCCGCCCGCGAGGCCGAGAAGAAGGCCAAGGGCGACGCGAAGGCGGAACGGGAGCGCGTCGCTGCGATCCTCAAGGCCGCCGGCCTCACCCCGGATGGGCAGGCTGATCCGGCTGAGCAGCTCAAGGCGGTCGCCGCCGAGCGGGACGCCGCCGCGGCGCAGGCCCGCGACACGGCCGTCGAGCTGGCGGTCTACAAGCGCGCCGGCAAGGCCGGAGGCGACCCGGACGCCCTCCTCGACAGCACCCGCTTCCGGGCCGCCGTCAAGGACCTCGACCCGACCTCGTCCGACTTCGACGACAAGGTCACCGACGCGATCAAGGCCGCGATCAAGGCCAACCCGAAGCTCGCTGCCGCCGTCACGGGAGGCCAAGGGCCGGCCCGCCAGGGGACGGATCACACCGGTGGCAACAACGGGGGACGCCAGCGGCCCGCCGGCCTCGGCGCGGCCATCGCCGCCCGCATGGCCGGCCAGTAAACCACCCAACACCAACCAGGACAGGAGTAGCCGACCGTGGCTATCACCCTCGCCCAGGCCCAGGTGAACACGCAGGACGACGTCGCTTTCGCGGTGATCGACAACCTGCGCCGGTACTCCTGGCTCCTGGACCGCATTGTCTGGGACGACGTCGTCAACCCGACCGGCGGCGCGACCCTCACCTACGGGTACACCCGCCTGACCACCCCGCGTACGGCCGCGTTCCGGCAGCTCAACACCGAGTACACGCCGTCGAAGGCTGTCCGCAACCGCTACACCGTCGACCTGAAGCCGCACGGTGGTGCCTTCGAGATCGACCGGGTCCTCGCGAACCTGGGCCAGCCGGCCACCAACGAGGTCACCTTCCAGATGCAGCAGCTGCTCACCGCCACCCAGCAGAAATGGCAGGAGGAGCTCATCAACGGTGACACCGCGGTCGACCAGGCGGGCTTCGACGGCCTCGACAAGAGCCTCACGGGGACGGCCACCGAGTACGACCCGCTGGACAACGGGGTCACCGCCGGCTACCTCGACTGGACCGCCGGCACGATCATCTCCCAGCCCCTCGCGATGGCGGCGCTGGACCGGCTCGACGAGATGCTCGCCCAGATCATCCCGTCGAAGACCGGCGGCGGGGACCTCGGCACCCCGGGTGCGCTGCCCCCCGGCGAGAAGGCCATCCTCGGCAACACCAAGAGCATCACCCGGATCCGGGCGCTCGCCCGCTGGGCTGGCCTCTACACCGCCGACAAGGACGACCTCGGCCGCAGGGTCGAGCGGTACGGCGACTGGGTCCTCGTCGACCTGGGCGACGGGCAGCTCGGCTCCAGCCCGATCATCCCGATCTACTCGGCAGACGCCGACGAGGGCGGCGCCGGGGGCACCATCACCGGCCTGACCGACCTGTACGCGGTCACGTTCGGCATGGACGCCCTCCACGGTGCCGCGGTCGCCGGTAAGCCGCTGGTCGAGACGTGGATGCCCGACTTCACCCGGGCGGGCGCGGTCAAGACCGGCGAAATCGAGATGGGCCCCACCGCGATGGTGCTGAAGAGCACCAAGAGCTGCGGTGTGCTCCGGAAGGTCAAGGTGCAGTGATGGCGCGCTTCAAGGTCACCGCCCCGCAGGTGGTCACGACGAAGGTCGCCGGGGTCACCCTGGTCGACGGCACGGCCACGGTCGACGACAGCACCCCGGAGAACCGGCGGGCGCTGGCGTACTTCCGGCGCAAGGGCTACCGGGTCGACACCGTCGAAGAGGCGCAGCCCGATCCGGCCGTCACCGCGGAGCCCGAGCCGGTCGAGCCGCCGGCCCGGTCCGCGTCCAAGGCCGACTGGGTCACCCACGCCGCCGAACACGGCGGGATGACCCGCGAGGACGCCGAGAAGCTCACCCGCGACCAGCTGGCCGAGAAGTACCTCGGCCCGAAGGAGGACTGAGCGATGACGCAGCTCGGCGGCTACACCCGCAACGTCCGCGACGCGCTCGCGCACGTCAACCTGGCCGACCCCGCGTCGCCGGACACCTTCTACCGCAGCAACCTGCCCCGGACCGGGCTGATCGACTCGGCCGGCGACTCCGGCCACCCGGCCCTCGCCACCGGCGTGATGACCTCCGTCCCGGTGTACCTCCGGGCAGGGGACGTCATCACCAACATCAGCGCCCGCTCCGGCGCGACCGCGGCGAACACGCCCACCAACTACTGGTTCGCGCTGTACAGCAACGCCGCCACGCCGGCGCTGCTGGCGCAGACCGCCGACCAGACCAGCACGGCGTGGGCGGCCAACACGGTCAAGACGGTCGCCCTGTCCGCCCCGGTCACCATCACGGAGACCGGCATTTACTGGGTGGGGATCGCGATGGCCGCCACCGCGGTGCCCTCGCTGATCGGCACGATCGCGATGACTCCGGTGGTGACGGGTGAGCGGAACCTGTCCCAGTCGTCCGGCTCCAGCCTGACGGCGACGGCACCGGCGACGATCGCGACGCCGACGGCGAAGCCGTTCGTTCCCCGAGTCGTCCTAACCTGACCTGCCTGGGCCGGCCGTGCCGGGGAGACGGCCGGCCCAGGCACCCACCAGCCAGAGGGAGGCAGCATGGCGTACGCGACCCCGGAGCAGCTCGCCGCCTACCCGGTCACCGTGCCGGCCGGTGCTGACGCCGAGCTGCTCCTCAAGCGAGCCAGCCGGGACGTCGACAGCGCGCTTTTCTGCACGGTCTACGACCCCGACAACCCCGACGTGCAGGCTGCCCTCCGCGACGCCACGTGCGAGCAGGTTGCCGGCTACCTCGACTCAGGGAACCGGACCGGCACCGGAGCGGCACAACCTCCACCGGTGGGCTTCAGCATCGGGAAGGTGACCGTCCAGCGAGGCGGCAGCGGCAGCGCTGTTGGGGGACAGCAGGCAGCATCGGCCAAGGTCGGCCGCCTGTGGTACCAGGCGTGGCTGGTGCTCCAGAGCGCTGGGCTGACCGGTCAGGGCCCACAGGAGACCTGGTATGGAGTGGTCTGACTTCATCGCCGAGTGCATCCCCACCCCGGCCACGGTCAGCGTGGAGGCGTACCAGGGCAGCGGCGCGTACGGCCCGGTCTACGCCGCCCCGGTCGACGTGACCCCGTGCGTGGTCGAGCAGACCCGCCGCCTGGTCAGGGTGCAGACGCAGGACGCTGCCGGCGCCGAGCAGGTGTCCTCGACGACCGTGTACGCACCGCCCGGCACGACGTGCCCGCCCGGCTCCCGAGTGACCTGGGCCGGCCGAGCATCCCTGGTGCTGGCCCGTTCGGACCTGGCCGCGCACGGCCTGCCCCTCCCCGAGCACGTCGAGCTGAACCTGGAGTGAGCCGTGACGGTCGAGGACGGCCCGTTCCGACTGGAGTGGGACGGCGACGAGGTCGAGGCGCTTCTCCAGGCCGCCAGCTTCGAAGGCGCCGAGCTGGCCGCCGAGCACCTCCTCGGCGAATCAAACCTCCTCGTGCCGCACGAGGAGGGCGACCTGGAACGGTCTGGCGAGGTCACCAGCGACGAGTCCACCGGCGAGGTTGTCGTCAGCTACGACCGGCCGTACGCCGTCAAGCAGCACGAAGACCTGACCCTCCGCCACGACGAGGGCCGCGAAGCGAAGTACCTGGAGAAGCCCATGAACGACGTCCAGGTCCAGGATACGATGCTCGCGATCATCGCCAAGGCCGCCGGTGAACCGTTCCGGGGGACGTGATGGCAACCGGTGACGGCTGGACCAGCAAGCTCCTCACCGGCTGCGCCGAGCACCTCGCCGCAGCCGGTATCGGCACCTGGCGCACGTCCGGCGTCTACCAGCCGGCGGAGACCGGCATCGCGATCCGGGCCGTACCGCAATCTCCGGACCGAATCATTACCCTCGCCGCGTACCCGCTGGGCACCGCCTTGCAGGGCATGGCCGACCACCAGACCGCCATCCAGATCCGGGTCCGTGGCCTCGCCGAGGACCCGCGCGACTGCGACGACCTGGCCGACGCGATCTACGACGCGCTGGACAGCGCCGCAGGCCTGCGCTGGGACGGTATCCCCGTCGTCCAGATCTGGCGGCAGAGCTACACCAGCCTCGGCCAGGACGGGAACCGCCGTTGGGAACGGTCGGAGAACTACTACGTGCAGGCCATGCGGCCTACCAGCAACAACACCGACTGAAGGAGCGAGTCATGGCCACGACCCCGACCACCCGCGTGACCACCCTCGCGCGGTCCCACCGACTCGACGCCGACACCGCCGTCTTCCCAGCCAGCCAGTACCAGCAGCTCATGGGCATCGAGGACCTCAAGCTGGTGGAGGAGGTGCGCGTCGAGGAAGACGAGATGTACTCCGACAATGGGGCGATGCGGGAGACGAACACCGGCTACAACTGGCGGCTGGAGGGAAAGCTCGCCTACTCGACCAACCTCGCCGGAACGTCGATCGACCCGGTCCACGCCTTCCTGCGCACGAAATTCAAGGCTCACCGCGCCGGCCGAGTGGAGAACGCCGAGTTCGGCGTGAGGTTTTACAACCGGGACGGCCTGGACTCTGGCCATGACCACGAGGGCCGCGTCTACGTGAAGAGCTGGACGATGCCCGGTGGGAAGGGCCGCGACGTCATCGACGTCGTCCTGCAGGGCCAGGGGCCGCTGGCGGACATCGTCAACCCGATCGCGTCGCTGGTGCCGACCATCACCGCCCTCGACCCGGCCACCGGGGGCACCGCGGGCGGCAACCATGTCAACATCTACGGCCAGCACTTCAAGCCCGGCGGGGTGGCCGCCGTAACCGACGTTGATTTCGGCGCCAACCCCGCCAGCGACTTCACCGTCGTCTCCGACTCGCACGTCGTGGCGACCGCCCCGGCCGGTGCGGCTGGCACCGTCCAGGTCTCCGTGACCACATCGGCAGGCACCTCGGCCAACACGGCCGCCGACGACTACACCTACGCCTGATGGCCCGTCTCTCCGGCCTCGACCAGTACCTTGACCCCGGTCTGACCCTCGCTCTTCCTGGGCCGGATGGGGCCGAGCGGGACTACGTCATTCCACTGCCCAGCGCGGAGTTGGGGCTGTGGTGCCGGCGGATCGCCGAGTCCGCTGGCGAAGTCTCGGCGGCCAGCACCGAACGGGAACTGCGGGAGGCCACCGACCGGGCCCGCGCCCGGGTCGAGGCGCTACCGAAGCTGCCCGGTGACCTTTCCTTCGAGGAGCGTCTGCTCGGCGACGCCCACCCGCGAATGCTCGCTGACCGGGTGCCGGACCCGTACGTACAGTTTGCCGCCCAAACCGTCTACGTGTGGATCATAGGCGGCGAGGAAGCCGCCGAGCGGTGGTGGACGTCGGGAGGCCGCCCCCCGGCGCCGGGCCCGGTGCCGAACCGGGCCGACCGCAGGGCAGCTCGTGGCGGGACCAGTACGGCCGCGGCCGACGCGACCCGCGAACCGGCCTCTACGAGTGGTACGACATCCCGTCGGAGGAGCGGCCGGCGCCGTCAGGGCGGCAAGTCTCCTGGGCAGAGATCCTGACCCACTGGCCGGCGGTCGAGGCCGACCTGCACAGCGAGTACGGCATCGACGTCGAGGACCGGGGGCTGATGCGGGCTCGGTCGTGGCGGTGGCTGCGGAGCCGGATCGTGGGGCTACTCGCCGCCGACACGCGGCTGTCCCGGGCACTCAGCCCGGATGGCACGTCAGGTGATCATCCCCGCTCGCAGACGATCCCGTCACCATCACGGTCCTGATACCACTCGTACTCCGGATCCTTGCCCTCCTCGTACGGCCCGTAGCCCTCGCGGTTTGCCTCGCGGCATGTGTCGAATCTCGGGTCGGTCTTCGGTGCCGCCGGTGTCGGCTTACGGGTGGTGGGCTTTGGTGCTGGCTTACGGGTGGTGGCGGCCGGCTTCGCCGTGGGCTTCGTGGTGGCCGCTACAGCTGGCCGAGGTGTTGTTGCTGCGGGGGCCGGGGCTGTTGCAGTCGTCCTGGCCGGTGCGGCTGCGGCTGGCGCGGATGTGGTTAGCGGCTGGGTCTTGGCCGTCGGGCTGGTGTCGTCGTTGATCGCGCCGACGATCCCGGCGCCGCAGCAGCAGAGCACGATTCCGGCGAGGACCGACCCGCCAATCACGCCCACCGGCGAGTTGAACTGCAAGGGCCCGAGGCGAAAGTTCCATCGAAGTTTGGACACGCCAGCGGACGCTACTGCCCGCTGTCAACCCCGTACAGATGGAGGAGGTGGCCAATGGCGCTCAAACTCGGCGAATTGGTCGCCTATCTAAAGACCGACAACAAGGGGCTGAAAGACGGCCTGGCCGAAGGGCGCCAGGAGGTGCGCCGCGGCGGCCGAGACATGGAACAGGAAGCCGCAGCCACCGCCCTCGCCATGGCCGCGGTCCTCGGCGCTGGCGGTCGCGCTGCTGGGGAGGAGTGGGTACGCGGCGCGGACGGGAAGCTGCGGGATGGCCGGGGCCGGTTCGTCGCCGCCGGCAAGGCCCTGGGGGACGCTACCGCTGCTGACGTCGCAGGAGCAGGCTCCCGTCTCGCTGGTGGGCTGCTGGGCCGCTTCGGCGCCAGGTTCGGCGCGATGCTGCCCGACTCGGTCGGCAAGGTCTTCAGTGGCCTGCCGCCCCAGGTCCAGAGCGTGATCGCTGCTGCCGCCGCCACGATGGCCGTCACCATGTCCGCCGCTATCGGCGCGGCGCTGGCCGCCGGCATCCTCCTCGCAGTCGGCGGCGGCGTTCTGGCCCTGGGCATCACGCAGGCGGTCAAGGACCCGGCCGTCGCCGCGGCGTGGAAGGGATTCGGTGACCGGGCGAAGAAAGCGTTAGCCGGATTCGCCGAGCCATTCAAAGAGCCACTGATGAGGGCGGCGGACACTTTCGGTGACGCGATCGAGCGAATGGGCCCTGGCCTCAAGGAGATCGGTCGGATCATCGCCCCGGTGATCGACAAGCTCGCTCCGGCACTTGTCGGTTTCGCCGAAAAGGCCATGCCGGGGCTGAAAGACGCGGTCCAGCAGAGCGTTCCCCTATTCGAAACCCTCGCAAGGCATCTGCCTGAAATCGGGGCAGCGGTGTCGTTTTTCCTGTCGTCGATCGCTGACGGCGGAGCAGGCGCGAACACCATCCTGAGTGACATGCTGACCTGGCTTGAAGGTGCGATCATCATCGCCGGGTGGCTGATCGGATCGCTGGCCAGCCTCTATCAGTGGATTCGCGACACCTTCTCCACGCTGGCGCGCGTCGGCGGCGAGGTATGGGACTCGATCAAGAATGGTGCCAGTTCGGCCCTGAACTGGGTGCGAGGCAAGTTCGACTGGGCAGTCGGCGTCGTCCGGGGCCTGAAGGGCCGGATCGGCCGCGCCTCGTCTGGAATGTGGGACGGAGTCAAGAATTCGTTCCGCGCCGCCCTCAACTGGGTCATCAGCAAATGGAATGGGCTGCAATTCCGGCTGCCGTCGATCACCGCTTTCGGGCAGACGATCGGCGGCGGCACGATCGGCACTCCGAACATTCCACATCTGGCGACCGGTGGTGACGTGTTGGAGTCCGGTCTTGCGGTGATTCACCGGGGCGAGCGGATTCTGCCGGCGGCCCAGGTTGACCGTCTCCCGGCTGGCGGGGGCAAGCCAGCCGAGCTGCGCATTACCGGCGAGTTGGTCGCGCGTGGCTCCGACCTGGTGCTGGTGCTGCGGGAGCGGGCGCAGGTCACCACTGGCGGCATCGTCAAGCTGATCGACGGATGAGGAGGCGGGGTGTCGTACCTGACCGGAGACTCACTCCTGGTCCGCATCAGAATTGCGTTCGGGGCATCTATCGCCGCAGACCCGGCGACATGGTCGTGGACGGACGTCACCGAGTGGTGGCATGTGCCAGACGACGTGTCGGTTAGTTGGGGGCGGTCGTCGAGGGCAGGGCAGGCCGAGTACTCGACCCTCGGCCTCACCCTGAAGAACACCGACGGCCGCTTCACCGCCTACAACCCCCTGTCGCCGTACTGGCCGCATGTCCGCAGGTGGACGCCCATCGAGTTCGACATCGACCTCGGCGACGGGGCGGGGTGGCGTAACAGGTTCAGCGGCTTCGTGCGGAAGTGGCCGCTGACTTGGCCTGGACGGTCAGAGAAGATGGCCGTCGCCCGCATCGAGGCGGTCGGCGTGCTCTGCCGCCTTGGCCGTGGCAACCCTCCGGCGAAGTCATCACTACGCCGCACCATTCCCGCCACCGGCACCCTCGCCTACTGGCCGGCCGAGGACGGCCCCGCCTCCGGCCAGGCAGCCTCCGCGTTCCCGGACCACCCACCCCTGACGATCGTCGGCGTGTACGAGTTCGCGCCGATCGAGAGCTGGAAGAACTCCCAGGGTTACAGCGTCGACTATGGCACTGCCGGCCTGGTTGACGTGTCCGGTGGCGCGACGATGACTGCGGCCGTACCAGCGACCGTCACGGTCGCCACCGCGACCGCCTGGACGGTGGCCGTCTGCGCCGACATCCCCGACACGCGGGCGACCGATCTGGTGCTGGTGGAGATTGCCACCCCGGGCGGCACCCACTCGGCGTGGCGGCTGGTCGTGACGACCACCGCCCGCACCCAGGTCCACGCCCGAAACAGCGCGGGAACCTGGGTCATCGTCGTGGACAACTCGTCGTTGGTTCTGTCGATGTTCTCGCACAACCTGGCGGTGTGGCAGTCCGGCGGCAACATCCAGGTCGGGTTCAACTGGGATTCGGTGAGCGGCTACAAGGGGTCCGGGTCGGTGGCCGGCACCCTCGCCGGCGTCGCCCAGGTAGTGGTCAACCCCACGGCGTCGACCGCGGCGGTGCCTACCCCGATGGGGCACATCGCGGTGTGGGCTGGGCACAGTCTTACGGCCGTGGACCTGCGCGACGGGCCCGTGGTTCTCGCCTTGTTCGGATACGGCTGGTCGAGCATCGCGAGCGGGGCCGCGGCGACCGGCGAACCGGCCACCGAGCGGCTAGCCCGGCTGGCCGCCGAGGACGGCGTCCCCTTGGCCATGGCGGCGGCGGATCCGGGAGACGAGGTGATGATGGGCTTGCAGCGGCCCGGAACAGCGTTGGACCTGTATCAGGGGTGTGAGGCCGCCGATGCGGGCCTCCTGTACGAGGATGGCTTCGGGCTCGGCTACCTCCCGAGGACAGCCCGATACAACCAACCGGTCGCGTTGACCATCGACGCCGCTGCCGGCGAGCTGGGGACACCGTTTGAACCGGTCGACGACGACCAGATGCTGCGCAACAAGTGGACGGTCGAGCGGATCGACGGCAGCTCAGCAGTAGCCGCCGACGAGGAGTCGATCATCCTCCAGGGGGAGATTGAAGACTCCGTCACGCTCAACCTGGCCTCGGATCATCCTCTGCCCGACCACGCCGGCTGGCGGCTGCGCCTGTCCACAGTTCAGGAGCCCCGCTACCCGGCCGTCACCATCACCCTGTCCTCCAGCCGGGGACTCGCGGCAGCGTGGTGTGCCTGCAAGTCAGGCAGCCGGGTTCAGGTAATCAACCCGCCGGAGCAGAACCCGCCCGGCACGGTTGACCAATTGGTGGTGGGCGCGACGGAGGTGTACCGCGGCCGTCGGTCGTGGCGGGCCACGATGAACGTGGAGCCGGCCGCGCCATGGCTAGTCGCCACCGCAAGCGGCCCGCATCGCGCCGCCGCGGCCGGGTCGACGCTCGCCACCGACATCACCGCCGGCGCGATGTCGCTGTCCCTCACCTCCACGGCGGCCGGCGGCCTGTGGACCACGAAGGCGTCCGCGTTCCCCCTCGACCTGCTCATCGGCGGCGAACGGGTCACCGTGTCGGCCATTACCGGCACGTCGAGCCCACAGGCCGCCACCGTCACCGCCCGGGCGGTCAACGGCGTGTCCCGATCTTGGCAGGCTGGCACACCGGTACAGGTGTGGTCGCCGGCCGTCGTTCCACTGTGATGCGAAAGGGTGCCCGATGACGACTGCTGCCGGCGACCTCCTCACGCCGTCGAGGCTCAACCCGATCGCTTTCCAGCTTCAGCTGGCGTCGCTCTACACCCTGACGGGTACGGCCACGGATCTCACCCTGACCAACGTCACCCCGGGCTACGCGCCGAGCACCATGTCTGTGGTTGTGCCGGAGGGCGGCATGGTGGGTCTGGCCGTCTGGACCGGCGATTTCCAGCTCACCTCGTCTGGGGCGGTTACCGCGGCCACTGTCGACCTGACGATCGATGGTGCTGTGCCCACTGGCGCTCCGCAGGCCATCTTCGATCCGGGCAACGTGACCGACGCCCGCGCCACCAATCCGTCGCACTGGCCGTTCTTCCTGGCGGCAGGGTCGCACTTTTTCGGCCTCCGCGCCTCCGTGACGCCCTCGGTCAGCAACGTGCGGCTGAACGCCAAGCACACCGCCCTGTCCATTCTTCTGCACCCGTAGAGGAGCGCATCCATGTCCATGCCCGGTGAGAGCCGCACCTTCCCCGTGAAGTTGACCGTGACGGTCGTGGAGGTTGGTACGGACACCCAGGTGGTCATCGACGTGCCGCTCCCCGTCCCGGCCGGGACGGTGATCAGCAACGAGGAGATTCACACCTTCTACGGCAAGCTCATGGCCGCTTTGCAGGCCAGTCCAGATCTCGGGGTGGCTCGTGCTGAGCTGGTGTCGGAGCAGCGCCTGGACGTCGACCCGGGCATGGCGGCATGACGTCCGCGCCCGACAACTTGCTGGCCGTCCGCCGTTTGCTGCTGGGCGGGCTCGGTCCGCACGGCCTGGCCTCGGCCGAGGTCGGGATCGTGGGAGACCCCGCGCACCGGGGCGGCTACCACTGCGGCTCGGACCGGGTGGTGACCGGCGACTACTCGGTCGTCGAGTCCCCCCGGGACTCCACCGGCCTGACCCTGCACGCCTCGGCCCTGGACGTCGGCACGTTCTCCGTCCGGGCGGGTGGCCGCACCCACAACCTGATGAGCTTCTCCACCTGGTGCGTCGCCCAGTGCGCGGCGGACACTCCGGACAGCCGCGACATCCGCGAGATCATCTACTCCCCTGACGGGAGGGTGGTCCGCCGGTGGGACCGGCTCGGCAGGCGGTCGACCGGCGACAGCTCGCACCTGTGGCACACCCACTTCTCGTTCTTCCGCGACTCGACCAAGGCGGGCCGGGACCAGACCCCGCTGTTCCGCCGCTACCTGACCACCATCGGCCTCCTGAAGGCCCCGATTCCGGAGGCTGACTTGACTCCCGAAGAGCACGAGTGGCTGCGCGACGTCCGCAACGCCCTGCTTGACCCGAACCTGGGCTTCGCGACCACGCCCGGCCAACCGAAGCGGTCGCTGCGGCAGCTGCAACTCGACCTGGCGTGGGTGTTCATTAACGGTCCGGCCAGCTCTGGCGCGTGGGTCGGTGGCGCGCTGTCTCGCATCGCGGAGGCCGCCGGCATCTCGCCTGCCGAGTTGGAGCAAATCGCCGACGCGGCCCGCGAGGGCGCTGCTGAGGCCGCCGCTGCAGCGCTGGCACAGTTGACCCCGGAGGCGATTGCTACGGCGATCCCGCCGACCATGGCCAAGCAGGTCGTCGACGAACTCAACAGGCGTCTCGCGGCCTGACTCGCGCCGAACGGGGGTAATACACCCGTGGACCACGTCCTACAGCTCGGTGCCCTGGCCGGGGCGCTGACCGCCATCGTGACTGCCGTCTACCTCGGGGGGCGCTGGATGCTCCGCACGCTGCGCAGGATCGACGACTGGCTCGACGACTGGTATGGCCAGCCGGCGCGTCCGGGCCAGCCTGCCCGTCCGGGGGTGCCGGAGCGGCTCGCCCGGATCGAGGCTCGGCAGGCGGCGATCGAGGCGCAGCTGCGCCCCAACGGCGGCGGGTCGCTCAGGGACGCGGTCGATCGGGTGGAGCAGACCGTCCGGGGCGAGTAGCCCCTTCAGCTGCCGGCTGGCGCAGAGCCCGGTGCTCGTGCTGGTGCTGCGTCACCTGCCCGCACCCGTCCCGTCGGCAGCGCCATTGCCGGCCCATATCCCAGCAGCCGGCTACCGGGCACGCACCCCATCCCGGGGTGGTGTCCGTGTGCCCGGCGGGGCATGGCTGCGGGATCTCCGCCAGCTGCCCGTCTGGCGTCCGCTCGTACAGCTGCACCACCCGACCGTACCCAGGGAGGTACCCCCGTGTTCACCAAGCGATTCTGGATGGCCGCCGGCGAGCGAGCCGCGAAGAGCAGCGCCCAGGCGCTGCTGATCCTCTGGGGCGGCGACGCCGTCTTCAACGCCTGGCACGCCGACTGGCCGACCGCCGGTGGAGTCGCGGCCGGCGCGGCGGTGCTGTCGGTGCTCACGTCGATCGTGTCGGCGGCCGGGGGTACGCCGGGATCGCCGAGCCTGGTGGCCGGAGACCGGTAGAATCGGCGGCGCGGTGCCGCCGGTCCGGGCCGGCCGGTCACCGTCCAAGCTCCCAATAGGGCCGCACCCTCCGCTTCGGTGGAGGTTCCGGGGTTGCACCGCCGGCCGCCTTCGGGCGCGAGTGCTGGGTAATGCGCGGCCCGCCCACGATGAGCACCACCCTTCGCTCCGATCCGGTGCCGGAGCGAAGGCCCTCAACGACTGCGCCCCCGCTCGGCTTCGGCCGGGCGGGGGCGCTTCGTGCTGTCCGGGGTCAGCTCGCCGCGGCGATCCGCTCGGCCCGCACGTCCCGGATCCGCCGCTTGGCGGTCGCCTCGGACACCTCGAACTCCTCCATGACCAAGCGGACGATCTCGGCGTACGCATGGCCACGGTCCAGCATCGTGCCGATCACGTCCTCGATCGTCTCCGGCTCCTCCGGCTCGGTGCCGTCCAGGTCGAGGTCCACCTCGGCGTCACGAACCTCCAACAGACGGGTCTCAGCCGCCCGGACCCGTCGGCCACCAACCTCAACAATCCGACCCCACCAGCCGGTGTCACGGTCAGTGTCATCGGTGTCAGACACCGCGCTGACCTGCGCGTTGACACCAGCGTCGGTGTCAACGTCGTCGGTGGGGGAGGGGAGTCCCCGCGACCGTCGGTACCAGTCGTGGAGGGTGGCGCCGGTGATGTAGATGATGATGACGACGCCCAGGGCGATGGGGCCGCCCCAGCCACGCGACGGCTCGTCGGCGGCAGCGGCGGCGATGGTGGTGGTCAGCATCAGGCGGCTCCGAACAGCAGTGCGGGCAGGGGCGCGACGAGGCCGGTCACGATGTCGAGCAGGGTGCGGGTGGCGTCGCCGATGAGGCCGTTGGGCAGGTCGGACATCATGCCGAGCAGGATGGCGACGGCCCACATCTTCCCGTTGAGCCGGTAGAGCGGGCTCTGCGGCCAGGTAAGGGTGGCGAACCGGCCGAGCTTCTTCGACGTCTTGACGGGCAGCATGCAGCCGATGGTGTAGATCCACAGGAGGCCGATGCCGACGCCGAGGACGGTGTTGACGCTGGCTCCGGCGATGTACGCGCCGCCGGTGGAGTCAAGCAGGCTCTTGACCACACCGCCGAGGGCGGCAACCGTCTTCTGGTCGGCAGGCGACCCGTCGAAACCCTCCTTGACCGCCGGCACCGCCATGATGAACGCAAGGCGGTCCCGGATGGAGTTCGGGCCGATGCTCATGTAGTCGACGACGATGGCCAGTAGCAGCAGGATGGCCACGGCGGTCGGGGACATGGTGTGCGCCATGTCAGGCCCCCGTCCAGTCGAGCACCTTGGTACCGGTGCGGGCATCCCGGATCTCCAGGCGCGGCGAGTCCATCGGCTCGTTGGCGGCCAGGGCCGCGCGGGTGAGCGCCTGGAGGAGCCGGTCGAGGATCCCGTCGACGCCCGGGCCCTCGAGGTCGAGCTGCTGCGTGAAGACCCGCTGGTGCAACACCTCGTACTCCGCATCGAAAACGTGCACTCGGTAGATGCGTGAGGCCATCAGTCCATCTCCAGGTGCGTCAGGACGGGAAACAGGGCGACGCCGAGGAGCACCATGGCGGTCGCGGCGACCCAGGCAGAGGTGGTGCGCCCGGCGAGGATGGCGGCCAGAGCGGCGACCAGCTCGGCGAGGACGCCGGCCGTGAGGGCAACGGCGATCCGGGTCCACTGCACAGGCCGGGGCACGGCGAGCACGAACGGGCGGACGCCGGCCCGGCGCAGTTCGCGGATGCGCTCGGCGAGCTGCTGGAGACCGCAGGCGGGCAGGGTGATGATGCGGCCGGCAAGAGCGCGCAGCGGCGAGTCCGGGGGGACGTATCCGCAGACGTGGTGAGCCGGGAGCATGATGAGGTTCCTTCCTTCCGGGGAGGGCCGGGGCGCGGCGCTGCTTTGGTCGGTAAGCCGCGCCCCGGGGCGTTCTACTTGGCGTTCTGCTTCTTCCACTCGTTGGCGTAGGTCTTCCCGACACCGGCCAGCGCGGCCAGCTTCCGGTCAGAGGGCGCCCGGCCGTGCTCGGCCAGGTAGGCGTCGTAGGCCGCCCTCGTGCGCTCCGCGTCGGTGCCCGCGGTCGGCTGCTTGGGTGCCCGCCGACGCAGCTTCTGGCCGACCTTCGCGGCCACCGTTGCCCGCTTCGGTCGGGTAGTCGCGGGCACCGGGGCGGCTGCCCGCGCGGGCAGCTCCGGGCCGCCCGCTGGAGCCGGGGCGGCGGGCACTTTGCGGGCAGGGTCCGCAGCGCCCGCCACGGGCACCGCCGGCCGGATCGCGGGCAGAATGGCGGGCAGCGGAGCACCCGCGGGCGGCCACACGCCGAGCGCCCGCTCGGCCAGCGCGATTCGGGCCATCTGCGGCGCGAGCCCAACACGAGCCGCGGCGATCCCCCGCTCCAGCTTCCGGCACTCCCGGATGCCCGGGTCGCTCTCGTCGACCGTCTCGGCAGGCGCACGCAGCTGCCCGCGCAGCGCCGCCCACGCGGCCTTCAACCGGCTACCCGGGTTGCCCGCCCGTGCGGCTCGCTGGGCATCCCGGTGAGCGTGGTACCCGGCCCACGCCTCGCGCGGGTCACGGACGTTGTGCTCGATGCTCCACCGCTCTGCCTTCCATGTGCGGATCGGGAACGCCCTGCGGCGCTTGCGGTCGAACACCGCGCCGGTCTCGTCGAGCAGGTCCTTGCGGAGCAGTTGCACGTGTTGGGCGCGGCGGGTGTGCAGCCCCCACAGCCAGGGGGAAAGCAGCGATGCCATGCCGGAGCCGACGGCGAACGGGGTCGGCGTCCAGTTCGGGCCGTCGAAGTGGCTGTAGTTCATTGCGCCGACGATGCCGGCGATGAGGTAGGCGCGGCGGCGCATCTCGGCGGCCGTGCCGGTGGCGCTCTGGAGCAGTGCGTCGTGGGCATGCCAGTTCACGTACAGGCTGATGGACTCGACGGTCGCGGCGTAGACCAGGGCGACCGCGATCCGGGCGGCTGGGTGCCATGCGGCCGGGGTGCGGGTGAAGGCGTACGCGGTCTGCCCACCGACTGCGGCGAGGTTGACCAGAAGCAGCGGCGCGACGTACCGGGCAGTGTCGGCCCACCGGCGCAGAGCAGCATGGCGCCGGGTCCGTGCCTTGGCCTTCGCTTTGCGGGCCTTCTTCTCCGCGCGGGCGCGTTCACGCTCTGCGGCGCGGCGGGCTGCCCGGTCCGCGTCGGCCTGTTCCTGGGCGGCGACCCGCGCCAGGCGGCGGCGTTCGTCCTCGGCGCGAATTCGTGCCTGCTCGACCTCGGCCAGCTCGGCCGGGGAGAGCCGGGTCCGACTGATCAGCTTCATGCCGAACAGTGTGCCACACTAGACACGTTAGACACACTAGGCATGTTGATGGGAGGTGCAGTGTCGATCACCGCGACCCTCGACACGCCCGCTACGATCGGCACGATGCCGAGGACCGTTGACGACCTGAGACAGGCGCTGGACGCTGGCGAGTGGCTACGGCCCGCCGACGCCGCCCTGGTCATCGGCGTGTCCAAGAGCGTCGTCGTCCGGATGCTCACCGCAGACCCGCCGAAGATGCGCTACCGGGTGAAAGCCGGCACGGGACGGCATCGCGAGTGCCACCCCGACGACGTCCGCCGAGAGATGGAAGCCCGCCACCAGGTGCACGGCGAGTAG